AAAGGATTACTATTAATTGATAAGTTATTAGCAACACTTGTTTGTTGTAGTTCTTGAGCAATTCTATATTGAAACGCTTTTCTTAATTCAAGAACGGATATTTGTAATAAGTATGAATCTTGTTGTACTAAACTATCACCACCAAAAATCAAATCAGCTAATGAATAATTCCCAACAACAAATGGTAAATTTAATGGATTGTAATCAGTGGTACCTCCATTTTTTGCTAAAATTTTTGTATCTGCAAAAAATAACCCTTCATAACCACCGTTGGGAATAAATTTATTACTAACTTCCGCCAAGTTAATCCATTGTTCATTAATCAAATCCATATTGGTATCGTTTTGTAACGGCCAATATTCTAATTGATTAGTTGAATTTTCATTTACCTGTCCTGTTGTCTTATTAATAAAACCTGAAGCGTCTTGGAAACCTCCTGTAGGACCGTATTGATTTGGTATAATTTCTTGTTGAGCTTCAGTAAAAATTTCATTATTAACATTTGGTGAGTCAATAACTGAGTTGTCAGCAACATTTACCTCATAATATGGGTTAGAAATTGAAGATTGGAAAGCCCCCTCAACATTGTATGGTTTTAGGTTTCTTGTGACAAGACGATTCCTAAAAAACTCTGAACTTGAATAATCTAAAGCGCTTTCACTCATTGGGTGATTTTATTAATAAATAGAATGACTTGGTATTTTTTTATTTTTTAGATGTCATTCCACCTGAAGTTTTTGTATTGTCAAAATGTTTAACAATATATTGCATCAAGGTTGGATTCTTAGGTAGTTCCTCAACTAACATGTCACTTAGTTTATTTCTTGGTGTATCAACAGATACTTTAAAATTAACTGTATGAACAACTTCTTGTTTTTGTGGTTGAGACTGAGGTTGAGTTTGTGTATTTGTTGACATCATTGCTGCGTTCATAGTTTGTCTTTCAATTTTTAAAACGTCCATTAAACCTTTGTTAACACTTTTTTGTAACACATCAGGTAATTGAGTTGCAGCTAAGAAATAGTCTTTTTCATGAATCTCAATATTACCACTAGGAGTTTTAATAGTATCACCAACTGGTGTATAAAAACCGTCACTCATTCTTGCTGCGATTTCAGCAATTGTACCAGTAAAATTTATTGTATTAACACTGGCAACATTCATATCTTTAATTTGGTCTCCCTTTTTAGGGTCGAATAACGTATCTTTAATTTTTTTCTTTTCTTCTGTTACAAATCCGCTAACACCCGTACCTGCAATAGTACTTATTGTCACCATTTGCTCCATTATTTTTTTAAAGTCCCCTTGAATCATTGCTGCCAAAAGTTTTGTTGTATTATCTATATTTAAAGCACCACTGTTTAATTTTGATTCAAATACAGAACCAGCTCCAAAATTTTTACCAATACTATCTGCTGTCTCTTTAAATTCTTTTTTAGCGCCAGATAATAAATCTTGTCCAAGTTTTGACCCTCCAATAGTGTTTGATATTGTATTTGCAATTTTTTCCTGAGCAGCAACTAATTGACCGTATTCACCTAATTGTCCTTTAGCCATTTCAATTAATTGTTTTGCTGCCGGGTCATCTTTATCAACTATTTTAGGTTTATTACTTTGTTTAATAATCTCTAAATCTTTTTCTTTAATTTCTGATAATTTTTTAGTTTGTTCAACACCGTCTTTATCAAAATAACTTACTTTATATTCTTTTCCACCTCCTGCAACATTTTCTAATTGAGAAAGATTTGCAAGTAATTCTTTGTCTTCTTTTGATGCGTCAAACCCTAATCTCATTTCTGACATTTTTTTGTTTAAATTAGCTGACGATAAAGCTAATTTTTCAAATTCTGCTCTGTCAATATCAAGGGCGGAAGCGACTTCTCTAAGTTGACTTTTAGCCCCTTTCATAATTTGAAAGGATTGTGTTTTTTCGTCAAAGTATGTATACTGTTTTGCTAATTTAGCAATTTCCTCTTGAAGTCCTTCAACGTCATTTTGTGCTAAATCCATTAATTTTAAAGGGTCGGTTAACGCTGTTGCAGCACCTCCTAACCTTTGTATAGAAGCCGCCACTTCAATTGCCTTTTCGGGACTCATTAAATTTTCGGCTAAATTAAAAGTTTGAGTCACATCAAATTTTAAGGCCTGAGCCTTTGACGCCATTTTTGCCAAACCTTCAACCCCATTTACAAAACCGTATCTATTTAATTTATCTAAATTTCCAGTTACAGTCACAGAAACCGCTTGAGCGTTAACTCCCATTTGACTAGCAACTTCTGAAATCTTAAACATATTCTCCCCAATGTGGGCAACCTCCATACCTACATCATAAAACGATTCTTGTAGTTTTTCAGAACCTATTCCTGAAACACTGGACGCCGCGAATAATTCAGCAGCTTGTGATTTAAGTAAAACTAAATTTCTTCCACTCGCTTTAAAAAGACCTTCTTGCATGTCAACGGCGTCACTCATTTTACCACCTAAATCAACTATTGAACTATACGAAGCGTTTAAATTTTGTTTAAGACCTAAACTATTTTCAGTTGTACGTCCCATTGTCTTAGCAAATTTAGCAGCTTCAGCGTCCATTGACTGTATAGTTGTACTAAGGGTTTTTAATCCTTCACCCATCTCCTGATATCTGCTTAATCCGGCACTCTTAATCGATTCGCCTAAAAAATCGTCAGCAGTTGGGGTGGTTCCTCCACCTCCTCCATGTAAGTAATGAAACATAATTTAATCTTTATTATATAAATAACCTACTATTCGTTTTTAGGTGTATTAATTTCAATAACCTTATCAACCAAATATCTACGGTGATAAGACGGCATTTTCATGAAATCGGAATATGACAGATGTATTTTGGAACCCAATAGATAATATTGGTCCAATAAATTTTTTAAATACTCAGAAGAAAGGGCGAAAAAACTCCGCCCCAAAGGTCACACGGGTGAGTACCTTTTTTCCAGATGGGGCTGTTATTTCTCTCACTAAATCCAACTTAGGTTCGTTTTCTCTAATGAAGTTGTTTATGTATTTTGAATCCATGATTGGCATTTTAGATATAAAATCCGCAATTGCACTTTCTTCTCGGTTACCTTCAACCTCAATAATTTGTTTAGTCAACTTCAGAGTTACTGAAGGTGAAACCATACCCTTTGGGTAAGAGTCAATCTGTCGACTAATACTTTGACTTTCTCCGTATGTTAAAAATTTAATTTTAATTTCTTTCTTTGTTTTTGGTAAAACTAAAGAAATCAAACCTTCTGAATTAGGTTCAACATCACTTTTTTTGAAATCTAAAGACTCAAGTGTTATAGTATGTTCAAATTTCTTATCAGTTTCAGGGTCAATTAAAGTAAAATCATAATTAGCACCAAATGAAGTATTTCTTAAAAAAACCAAAATAGCCTCTAAATCACCCTCTAACATTTCTTCAGGTCTAATATCAGGTTCATATAATTTACTTCTAACTAAATTAGTAATAATTTGGTCACCACTTAAATTGTTAACTGAAGCTAAAATGTTTTCATCGGCAGCAGTTAGATATCCAACCTTAACAGATTTTTTCTTATTTTTATAAAATCTACCCTCGCTTGGTAGTAATACCACGTCGTGTGGAAGGTCTAAATTCATTTGATTTATATTGTCACTCATAGTTTTTTATTATAAAAATACCTTATTTTTATTTATTGTAAATAAAAAAACCCACTTTCGTGGGTTTGAATATAAGAAAGTAAATAATATTAATATAATAATATACAGTAGTCAGGTCTTAAAGATGCTTGGATAGTTACCAATCCATCTTCAGAGTAAGATAATCCTTGGAAGTCAACTTTTGTAAGGAATGTGTTTTTAAGAACCCACTTTTCAATTACAACACCTGTCGGGTCTAATAGACTTAAGAAAATATCTCTCTTATAACCTGCAGCGTATCCCATACGTCCTGTTACAGACTCAGCATGTAGACGAACCCATTCCATCAACGCTTGTGATGCTGAAGGTCCAATTGGGTCACGGAAAGTTACAGAGATTTCTCCCCACTCATACTTACCCGCAACATAAGTTTTAGTATTTAAGAAATCAATCGCAGTAGAGTTAATCGTTAAAGAAGGTCTACTTGTTGATTCTACATACCATTCGTTAATACCCAAGTCGTTAAAAGACATGATAAACCTATTCTTCCTTTTTGGTTCGTAGGGTATCGGCATTTTCATTAATAAATCAGCCATATTATTTTGTTTTAAATTTTTCTTTTATTTTATTATAAATAGTCCCTATCGAAAATTTTTCTATTTACTTTAGGTTTTTTTTTATTCAAACTTGCTATAAGTCCAGTTTATAAATATTAATAGTTTTGCTTTTTACCACCATGTGTTGATATTGTTTGAATAATATTTTCTGGGTCTTTTGATAATTCATCTTTAACTTTTTCTAGATTTCTTAAATCATCATCTGAAAATCCTATTTTAGGAATAAAATTATTACTAATATCATCTTTAAACATTACTGGTTTTTTAAGTATATTTGCTAAATATTTTACATATTGTTGAAACTCTCTTAAAGCATCTACCTTTCCTTTTTCGGGACTTTGAGCGGAACCGTCTCCAAATGTTACAGGATAATACTTATTCATATCCATATAAGCATTTATAAGTTCTTTATCTTTCATATCTTCCTCACCCGCAAACTTTCTAAACTTTCTTAAATTTTTAACCAATTCTTTTTTAGATATTCCTCTAAAATTAGTTTCAATCATATTTTCGATAGCTCTACGTAAAGCCAATGGTGAATGTCCTCTTGCGGTAACAATTGAAAAGATTGAACCCCCATTAACCGCTTCAACAAAGTCTCCCCAAGCTGGTCCTTCTTTTGCCATCATCGCGTCGATAATGAACCTCTTATCCCCCTTGGTTCCAAAATTTCTGAACGGGTCGTCAGCAAATCCAACAACTGTTTTCTTTTTATATTCAAAAGGTTCAACTCCAACTTTCACACGATATTCCGCAAAGTCTTCTGTTGACATACCAACTTCTTCACCATCTTCAGTACGAAGTATTATTTGTGTTGGCATTGTAAGAATATTATCATCCCAGTCAAAAGCATAATACTTTAAATCGGGTGTAATTTCTTCTTCAAATTTTTCTACTAAAAACATTTTCATATCTATAAATATTATGTAAATAAAAAACCCCCACTTTCGTGAGGGTCTTTTTAAATTTAAGTTAATTAGATGTCTTCAAAAGACGCTCCTGTTGGTGTAATTAAGAACTCAATATCAATGAACTCTAATGCTTTAGTTGGTTTGATATAAATCTTACCTACTAATTGGTTAGCATCTAAGTCTTCAGGAGTATTTTGTACTGTTACACGGAAGTCATATAAACCTCTGTCTCTTCTAATAGCATCTAAGATTGGATTAACAGAGTCAAGGAATTGTTGTCTAACTGTATTATCATTTTGTTCAAACAACAATCTGATAGCCACCGCAGAAATCAATTTACGAGCTTGTAATAACAATCTTCTAACGTTAATTCTGTCTAATGCTGATTCAGCAATTTGAAGAGTTTTGTTACCCCAAATGACAGTTCCAACGTCGTTGAAAGTTGCGATTGGGTTAATTCTTCCTTTGTAAAGAGTGTCTCTATCTTCTTGAGTTAATCTCTTTCTAGCTCTAACCGCATTTACAATACCTCTTGTGTAACCCGCAGTTGCAAACCATGGGAACGCTATGTTATCAGTTAACGCTAAGTTTCTTGTAACTTCAGCAGTTGCTGGAATATAGATTTGAGTGTTATTTACTGTATCACGAGTAAGAACCCATGGATAGTAAGTTGCTGTGTAGTTAGAGTCAATTCCTGTTTGTTCTAAACTATCAACCGCTTCTTGTGGGTAAATTAAATTATCCATCGAAGTTGAGTTTTGTAATAGGTTAAAGTCAGGAGTTGTACAAACATAGATTGAATCCGCTCTTTCGTTTGTAATCATATCAATTGCAGATTCAACTAATCCACTATTATTAACATAATCAACACCAGGTGTTACAAGAACATTGATGTTTGTTACCTCAGGATTAGCAAAAGTTCTAATACCTAACAAGTATGCGTAATAGTCGGTGTTTGCGTAATCAATTGTGCCGTCTTCAATAGTGATAATTTTAAATGAACCCCATCCTGTTGATGTTGGATATGGTGCTTGTGGACAAAAACCAGCTCTAAATTTAGTCTGCCCAAGAGCGTAAGAATCATCATTTGTTCTTCTTTCATCGTAGATATCCCATCCGTCAAAACCACCTTGTACTAAGAAACTAAACTTTCTTGAGTATAGGAAGTAATATGGATTAGTTGAATCTGTTGGTTCAGAACTAAATGAACCATCACCAACTTCAAATTGTGTAACACCGCTTACCGTTACAACAGTTGCCCCACTATCCATGTGGAAACCTTTTGTTGTGTTTGGCC